CAGCACTCATTCCCTTGGGTGTCATTCTTACTTTTCCGCCACCCATCATTTTGCCCTTGCCATCCATAGCAAAGGTTGGAACCGTCTGGCCTGTCTTGGGGTCTTTAGACATAGGCATCTTGCCGCCTGCCTTCATCCCCTTGGCCTTCATTATGCCGCCTTTTTTCATACCTTTAGGCTTCATTGCTCTACCACCTTTCTTCATGCCTTTGGCCTTAATTCTGCCTCCAGCTTTATAACCTTTAGACTTCTTCTTCATCATCAACCTCGGAATATAAGTTATCAAATACTCTGTTTACATCCAGCGTGTAATCCAGATCAGACTTGCTGTAATGGATGTGCTGGGATGGTCTAAAATCAGGTGCGCCTTCTCCCATTTCAAACCAAGCGGGATGTGACACCCTAACACGATTATTCGGTAATGCTATTATGTTCCCTGTCCATTCGCCTGCATCAAGCAGTTCCAGCACATGGGATTGTTTGTGTTGTGCAGGATCATCACCAATCTCGGAATCGGTGTAATCCACGGTAAAATAATACTTGGCAGGATAAAACTCGCCATCAATCTTTGCCAACCAAGGACATGGTGTGCATCTGTCGAGAACATATACTGCATGTGTCCTAGATGAACAGTCCCAAGGTTGTGCCGCCCATACAGGCATTGGTTCAGGCCACCCCTCAAAAAGGGTATCACCCACCAGTGCTGTAATTGGCATTCTTGCCCACATTGCCCCGCCATGAACATTGGGTTCATCGTTGTCGTAGGTCTCTGCTCCAGTAAAGATTACCTGAAAGCTCAGACACCGACAGGGTATGGTAGTAACGGCTATTGCCATCGCATGGAGAAACTCTCCATGATATTCATTGTGATTGTGGGTATATTCCCTACGCACCCAGCACTTGAAGTGCGGGATGTTGCTCTGCAAAAAAGGCATATTGCCTCCTTAGTTAATGATTTGCGTTACTATTGGTGACCCAATAAGAATAACGTATATCCCTATAATCATGGCTTCAATGCGGGTAAATCGCTTTTCCCCTGCCTCAAGCCTTTCCTGAATATGCTCATACCGTAAAGCACATTCTCGTTCATGCGCGGTAAGCTCTGCTGCTACGTCTTTAACTTCCATTACCGTCATCGTAGAACACCTTTTCCCATTCCTTGTGACGCTTTATCGGTGTCCTAAAATAAGGGATAAACCTGGCGCACCACAATACAAATCTGTTCACTTTGTCCCAGAACCAAGGCAATGGACGCATAATGTCCAGAAACAAGATGACCCGGTTCCTGTCTGTATAGTTAGCAGCGAAGTGTTCATAGGTATCATCAAATACCACTACCTTCCCTTCACTCCATCTATACTCTTCCTTGTTACATACCAGAAGACATCCGCTGCCTTCTGTTGGTATGTGCATTCCCATGTGCATCCTGAGAACGCCTGACCACGGCCCTCGATGCGGATTGAGCATCTTATTTGGGCCTAGTACGGAGAAGTATGCCGATACAATCTCAGGATACTTATCCAGAATATTCATAGTTACGGGAAATTGCTCACAGTTCCTCTTAAACCGTACATTTCCTCCCTTGAGAAAGAACATTTTCCATTTGTCATCATCTGATATATAGAACTGATCTGGGCTGATATGATGAAAAGCAGGGAAATCATCTACCCTCTTCATCATTTTATTCAGCTCTTCAAGGATTTCTGTATAGGAATCCTCAAGCTCTTTGGTGGGTCTGAACCATTTCTTCGGATAAAAGGTCTTCTTTCCTAAAAGACACTTCCTTCTAAAGATAGGTCGCAAGGCATTTTCTACAGGCCAGGTATTAACTATCGAGTAATCCATCAGGCTTTATAACATCAAATGTAAGATCAAAGACATCAACTTGCCCATTAACATCAAAAAGTTCTAATGCTTTATCTGCTGCTTTTTCAGAATCTTCTGCTTCTACAACAACTGTTTGATCAATTTCAATCCAGCCTGAAACATTTAATTTAAATTTTTCCATCAGTAATAAGGCTCCCGCCTTGGCTTGATATAAACTGGCTCATCCTCTTCATCGGAGTGCAGACTCAGGAATCCTCCCTGTCTGAAACGAAGCAGTGCTTGCGTGGAAGAGTCTACCAAATCATCATGTTCGCCTGCTGGGAACGCAGCAAACTCATTCATAACTTCCTCGGCAAACCGTGTTTCAGGACACCAGACTGTGCCTGATGCGAATAGATCCGCAACTGCATTCACTCTGGCTATCTTGTCATTGCCACGGGACGGTGTGTATTCCTGTACCGGGATACCCATCGCTCTTAACTCGAATATTAAAGGCATTCCTGCCGCTTTCCCTTCCACAATAAATGCATCAGGTTGCATCTCCTTGTACATCTCAAAAGCGGTTTTCTTGAGTTCTGGGAACTCTAGCCGCTCTTTATACGCATCAAGCAAGATGATCTGGGGTTTAGTGATCCCCTCATCGTCAGGGTGGTAAAATACCCCCCATGTTGTGCAAGCAGAGTAGTCTGCCCGTTGTGTCTTGAGAAACGCTGTATCCCAGGACTGTATGACAAAATCACATGGCGGAGGGCTGTCATGTTCCCATATCTTCCACCACTCTTTCTTTACCAGTGCGCCTCCCTCGGAGGTCGGATTTTGCTGATACTGTGCATTCCATTTGGATGCAGGCAGTTCAGATTGAAGCGCAGATAACTCTGCGAGATTCCAGAACTCAGGCCATAAAGGTTTCCCTGAAGGCATGATTGCCGGAAATTCGATCACTTCCCACTCATCAGTTCCCTGTCTCTGGGCGGAAGCTTTAATAATCTTGCCCGTAAGGTCACGCATGTGCCATCGGGTCATTACAATAACAATTGCCCCACCGGGCTGTAATCTTTGCCTGGGGCCGGATGTATACCAGTCATAAGTGCGGTCAAATACAGCCGGGTCTATGCTCTGTCCTTCCTGTTCACTATGAGGGTCATCAATAATCAACAGGTCAGCACCTTTACCAGTCACTGCCCCGCCAACCCCGATAGCGAAGTATTCTCCTCCTGAACTGGTACTCCAGCGTCCTGCGGCCTTTGAATCAGCCCTTAACGCCAGACCGGGGAAAACCTTCTTAAAATCATCACTATCGACCAGGTTACGAACCTTTCTGCCAAAACCAACCGATAACTCAGCGGTGTGTGCCGTCTGTATGATCTTTTTATCTGGATATTGCCCAAGAAACCATGCCGGAAGTAAAAAGGATGCAAATTCGGACTTGGTATGACGAGGCGGCATATTCACTATTAACCGCTTCAGTTCGCCCCTTGCTATCTTTTCAAAGGCTTCTGCCATGATCTTGTGATGTCTGCCCTCTATAAAGGCAGGCCACATATACTTGGCAAAATCAATAAATCCTGCCTGCGCGGCTTCCTTTCTCTGAGCTTCCTCTAATTGTCCAAGAAGCTTTAGAATCTCTTCCTGCTCATTAACAGGAAGGTCTTTAACATTTTCCAGAGTCAGACCATCAAGCATAAATATGTTCCACATGAAACATTAGGCGCATCCCTTAAATAGTATTTAGGTTAAATAGTATTTAGTTTAAATAGTATTTAGTTTAAATAGTATTTAGTTTAAATAGTATTTAGTCTAAATAATATTTAAACCCCCTTTTATCAAAAAGGCAAATACCTATCTAGATAAAATCTATCTACCAAAACATATCTAGCTAAATAGTATTTAAGGAGAAGTAATAACTTACAGCATGAGTTTAGCATTTAAGGGGGGGTTGACATAAAAGTCAATACTAATTTTGATTTTTTTTCATTGCAATTGCAACGCTAATTCATTGCAACTGCACTGGTTTTTTTAAAAAAATTTTTTAGGGGCTGGGACTCCACTAACTATTCTGAAATTTATTTGGGTGTTGGCAAGTTTACTTTGTTGTTTAGTTAATTTAAGGGTGTACCCCTATTTTTTGGTAATTATATGAGCGGATTACTATGTATATATAACAGGTAACGTATGCGAGCTGCGGGGGGGTACGCCTGGCGGAAGGGGAGGGGAGAGGAGGGGAGAACAGGGTAGGGGTACTTGCCCTCCTCTACTTTAGTTAATGCAATTTGCCTGGTTCGTGCTGTATGTTGTTGATCTTGTTGATTTTATTTGTGAGCTCTTCAATGATTTCTTTAGAGCTCTTCGACCCGGTCTCTTGCACTACTACGTTTTTATACAATGCCATTGTGTCGCCTAACAGTTTGGCGCTTGTAAGCTGGGATTGTGTTAGCTCTATTTCACCATCGATGCATTTTCTTAGTTTCTGGATTATCGCTTCTTTGTGGCTAAGTAAAACTATGCTATCCAATCGACTAGTCTCTACTTTTAACTTTTCAATTGTGGCTTTAATGTGGTCGTTGTCCATTAGTCTGCAAGCTTCTCTCCTTATGGTCGAAGCTTTCATGTTTTCGCAATTGTAGACTTCAGAATATGCATCGGTGAGAGTTTTGCCATGTCTACCGACCAGTTCGCTAAATCGTCTCTGTTTCTCTGTAAGCGCTGCTTTCTTTTTTGTCATGTTTCCACCTATTACTTTCTAATCCTTACAATATAGTGCGTTTTTTAGTGCTGTAAACTATTGTTTTATATACTGTTTATTTTTATTTACGAAAGTACTTGATTATCTTGTTGTTTTCTGTTCATATCGGTTTTGTGTTTCACGTTTCAAAAATTTTTTATAGGAGTTTAGAGAATGAATTTTACTAATTTAACTATTGCAGAGATCCAGAACAGCACGTTAATTACTGAACATGCTAAAAACTGGGCAATCTCTCATATTGAATACATAAACAAAGATATGCGTATTTTTGGCACATCTACTAAAGTAGAAAAAGGAAGTGATAAATTTGATACTTATATCCTCTATCTAGCGCCGCACGATTTAATTTCTGTTTTA